GGATTGAATTCCGAATCTTTCACACTACACTTTGTTGCAGATGAATTGATTTTCTCAGACCAACAAAAGATTAATCAATCATATCAAGGCACATATGCAAAGGTGGTTGGTAAAATACTTACAGATTATTTGAAAGTTTCTGAAAACAACTTAGGTGGTTTTTATGAAGAAACAGTAGGTGTGCGAGACATTGTAATACCAAATTTAAAACCATTAGATGCAATTGATTGGTGTGCAAAAAGGTCTGTTGATAAGAAACAATCACCAAACTACATGTTTTTTCAAAATTTGACTGGATTTAACTTTGTCTCTTTATCAAAATTATTGACACAAGAAGATTTGTTAAATGTTAAATTTGAACCTAAGAATCAGTCAAAAGCATCGGGTGGTAATCCACTTTCAGAAATCAGTTCGGCAAGAGCTTTAGAAGTTGTTGCACAAACAGACATGATTGAGAAAACGAGGTCTGGTGTCAATGCAGGTCAGTTTATTGGGTTTGACCCATTGACAAGAACGACTGCCAAAAAACAAATTGGTTTTGGTGATGTGTATGCAGGAATGGACCATGCAAATGACAACGCAAATCAATCTGTGATTGTTAACCGTGCAGGTGTAAGTAGTACCGAAGCCTACGATTCAAAGAAAACAATGGCAAACTTTGATGCAGCTAAACAGTTGAGCAACTACATTAAAAAAGTTGAACCTACATTGGCATCAAAATTAGATAACATTGAAAACTGGTTGTTTCAAAGAAAAGCAATCATTAACAATTTAATGGGTAAAAGAATTAAACTTGTAATGCCAGGTAACTTTCAATTAACATCAGGTTTTAACATCAATCTTGAAGCACCAAACTTTGGTAAAAAAGAAAAAGGTGGAGACAATGATGACCCAAGTATTAGTGGTAAATACATCATTGTAGGTTCACGCCAAATTATAGGTTACGATAAACACGAAACTATTATTGAAGTTGCTACAACATCAACGAACAATGATTTTATACCTGTAAGTGACGCAAGACAAAACCAAGAAATTTTAGAATATTAATATGGAACAACAAGATAAAGATTTTGCTGGTAAAGGTGGGTTTAACTGGTGGTTTGGTTTTGTGGAAGACCGAAAAGACCCAATGAAGTTAGGTCGTCTTAAAGTTCGTGCAGTAGGTTGGAACGCAGATAATAAAATGCAACTACCAACTGATGCATTACCTTGGGCTCAAGTTGCATTTCCTGTAAATCACAGTAACACATATGCACCAAAAGAAGGTGATATGGTTTTTGGTTTTTTTGTTGATGGTGAAATGGCACAACAACCAATTGTTCTTGGTGTTTTTTCGAGTATTCCATTAAAAGCCTCAAACATTCAAGAACCATTTAGTGACCCAAGAACAAACGAAGAACTTACTAACGCACCAAGAGCACCCGAATCAAAAACATACAAAACTGATGGAACAGGTATTGAGATTACTGAAAAATCAAAAGCCAATAACTATCCATTAAATTTAGATGAACCAACAACATCAAGACTTGCAAGAAACGATTCTGATACAATCACCAAAACTTTCATACAAGAAAGAAAAGATAATAAATTAACGGGTGTTCCAACTGCAACATCAACATGGAATGAACCAGAAACAAAGTATGGTGCAGTTTATCCTTACAACAATGTTATGGAGACAGAATCAGGTCACATTGTTGAATATGATGATACGCCAGGTAAAGAACGAATTCACATTGCACACCGAAATGGTAGTTTTACTGAATGGTATCCTGATGGTGACAAAGTAGAAAAGATTACAAAAGACAAATACACTATCGTTATGAAAGACGATAATGTTTACATTATGGGTGATTGTAATATTACTGTTCAAGGCAATGCAGAAGTTTATGTGCAAAAAAACGCAAATATTAAAATTGATGGAAATGTAGAAGTGGAAGTTGGTGGTAACTATAATGAAGTTGTTGCAGGAACTTATAGTGTTCGTTCAGGTGGCAATATGCAATTTGACGCTCCAAGAATAGATTTAAATTAATATGCCAGCAGTCACAAGAAAAGACGGTACAGATTCCATTGCCACAAATCACGGGTGCGATGGAACAACAGTCACCAAAGACGGTTCGGGTGATGTTTTTGTGAATTCAATTGGCGCAGTTCGAGCTGGAGATTTATGCGAAGTGCATACTATTCCCGCTGGGCCAGCATGTGTTCCACATCAAGTTCCGTTGACTTCATTTTCATCAACAGTTTTCGTTAATGGAAAAGGTGTAGGAAGACAAGGAGACCAATATTCAGGTCACACAGTTACTTCTGGTTCTGGTAATGTATTTGCCGGAGGTTGAATAAATAGACAATGGCAACAGTTACCACAAACGAAAATTTTGTAAGAGACTTTAGAGACTTAGATTTAAGTTTCAACATTCATCCTGTTCGCAAGGATGTGAATGTGCATAAGAGTGAAAGAGCTGTAATTAACTCTATTAAGAATCTTGTTCTTACAAATCATTACGAGCGTCCATTCCAACCAGAGTTAGGAAGTAACATTCGCAGACTTTTATTTGAGAATGTTGATTCCGTAATGGCCGCACAAATTGAGAGAGAAATTGAGGAAACGATTGAAAACTTTGAGCCAAGAGCACAAGTCTCAAAAGTTACCGCAATTGCAGCTCCAGATGAAAACAAATACGAAGTTGTAATGGAATTTTTTGTAATTAACAATCCAAATCCAATTACAATTAATTTTTTCCTAGAACGGATTAGATAAAAATGGCAGACCGTTTAAGAGTTACCGAACTTGATTTTGACCAAATCAAGAATAATTTAAAGACCTTTTTAAATCAGCAAACTGAGTTTACTGACTATGACTTTGAAGGTTCTGGTCTGAATATTCTATTGGATATTCTTGCATACAATACACACTACAACGCCTACTATTTGAACATGGTGGCGAATGAATCTTTCCTTGACACTTCATTGTTGAGAGATTCTGTTGTGTCTCATGCTAAAACATTGGGTTATGTGCCATATTCTCAAAGAGCTCCAATTGCCACAGTTAATTTTACTGCACAGTCATCAAGCAACACTTCAGGTTCTTTAACAATACCTTCAGGTTTTTCATTCTTATCAAATCAAATTGATAACACATCTTATAACTTTGTTGTTTTAGATGAGATTACAGTTGCAAAAGCCAATAATCAATACTATTTTGAAAACTTAGATATTTACGAAGGTCAATTAGTAACATATGCTTTCAATCACAATCAAGCAACAAATCCAAAACAAGTATTTACATTACCTGATGCAAATATTGACACAACAACAATTAAAGTAACATCAGTTCCTGCCGCAGGTAATACACAAGTTACTGTATATCAAAAAGTTACTGATGTTTTAGATATCACTACAACCTCTGAAGTTTTCTATTTGCAAGAAAACAAAAGTGGTAAATTTCAAATTTATTTTGGAAATGATATTGTTGGTAAAAAATTACCTGATGGTGCGATTGTTTCGGTAACATATCTCGTTACAAATGGAACCGCATCTAATAAAGCAAACAATTTCATTGCAACAGCAACTCTAATTGATTCTATTTCAGAAGGAATCAACAATTTTATAATCACACCAATCTCTGCTGCATCTGGTGGTGCAGAAAGAGAATCAATCGATGAAATTAAATTTGGCGCACCTGCACAATTTACTACACAAAATCGATTAGTTACTTTTAAAGATTATGAATCATACATTAAGAAAAATTATCCATCGGTAGATTCTTTGTCTGTATGGGGTGGTGAAGATGAAACTCCTCCAGTTTATGGTAAAGTTTTCATTTCATTAAAGCCTAAAGAAAACTATTACATTTCTGAAACAGAAAAGCAAAGAATTGTTGATGATATTATTTCACCAAAAGCAATTGTTTCTGTTGGTGCAGAAATTATTGATCCACAATACTTGTATCTTTTAATCGACAACTATGTGGAATATGATAAAAACAAAACAACTCAAAGTGCCGAAGCAATTAAAACTTCAATTCGCAATGCAGTTTTAACTTATAACAATACAAATTTAAATAAGTTTGATGCCACTTTTGTTCTTTCAAAACTACAAGATTCTGTTGATGGTGTAGATTTAAATGCA